CGTACCGCTCCAGCTCTGTTTCACCCACGACCATCACCGAAGCCGGTGGTGGCGCTTGATCTAGGAGGATCAACCCATGGCAATCACCGCAGCGGTGCCCACGTTCGGCACCACCATCACCTTCAACTCCGCCGCAGTCGCGGAAGTTCTCAGCCTGAACATCGACGGCCTCAAGCTCAACACGATCGACGTGACCACGCTGGCCGATCGGCATCGCAAGTTCGTCGCGGGCCTGATCGACAGCGGCACGATCTCGATGGAAGTGAACATCCTCAGCGCGCACAGCGCCCTCTGGGATCAGCTCGACGACACCGCAGCATCAACCGCCCCGAGCGCCAAGGCATTCTCCCTTTCGTTCGGCAGCAGCACGAACGTGCACACCGCCTCCGGCAACTGCTTCGTGACCGACTACTCGGTCAAGGGCGGACTGGATTCGGCGCTCACCGCGTCGTTCACCATGAAGATCACCGGCGCCGTCACCCTGGCCTAATCCATGAGCGACCTGAAGACCAAGTTTCTCGGGCTCAAGGCAACGGTGCCCAGCGAGGTCGTGAATGTCCCCGGCGTCGGTGAGGTCGAAGTACGCGGCCTCACCGCCGCCGGGCGCGACGAGTGGGAGCAGCGGATCTACCAGAGCAAGGGCAAGACCGTGCGCAACGTGCGGGCCTCCCTCGTGGCGCTGTGCCTGTTCGACGACGGCAAGCCGCTGTTCGGCTCTGGCGACATCGAGCTGCTCGGTGAACTGCCGGCGCAGGTGATCGACGGGCTCTACGACGTGGCGGCTCGGCTGAGTGGCCTCGGGTCGCAGGACAAGGAAACGATCGAAAAAAACTCCGAGAGCGCCCGCTGAGGCAGTTTCTGTTTCGGCTGGCGCTGGCGCTCGGGAAGACCGTGTCGGAACTGGAGGAGACTTTGAGCGGCAGAGAACTGACTGAGTGGCAGGCGTTTGAGGCCATCGACGGCCCGATCGGCAACCAGCGCGCAGACCTGCGCTCTGGGATTGTCGCGGCCACGGTCGCCAACTGCCACCGATCCAGCAAGGCCGCGGCGTTCAAGCCGCAGGACTTCATGCCGTTCGTGGAGCGCCCGAAGCAGTCGCCCGAAGCGATGGCTGAAATGCTGGCCCAGGCGTTCGGCGTCAAGCCCAAATGGAAGGACGGTGCGTGATGGGTGTCATCGGATCATTGACCGCGCGCATGGTGCTGGAGACGGGCGAGTACATGTCGGCCGCCGACAAGGTGGTGCGCCGAACGGACATGATGGGCGGGCAGATCGGGCGCATTTTGCAGAAGGCAGGCAGCACCTACTCAAAGGCGATGATGAAGTCGATCGTCGGCGTGTTCGGCATCGGGATGGCCGACACGATGGTGCGGTCGATCAGCGAGAACCTGAAGACCAACGCCTTCGGGTCTGTCGGAATGAACATCGGCTACGCGCTGGCCAATGGCATCGCGGACGGCCTGAAGTCTGCTCCTGTCGCGGGCGCTCTCGGCGAGGCGCTGGCCTCGTTCACTGGCCCGGCGTTCGATCAATATGCCGACAAGCAGAAGTCCTCAGAGGCATCGAGGATTTCAAGCGGAGGCGGCATTGCCGGCTGGATGCAGGACATGTTCTACGGCGGCAACGCATCAGGACGCCAAGACGTTGCCATCGACAAGCAGAAGCAGCAGGCTTCAGCTGCTCAGATTGCCGCCGACATCACCAAGCAGTACGAACGGCAGGCCGCTCTCATCAGCGCATCTTCAGAAGACGAGCGTCTGGCTCTCGAACGACAGTACGAGCGCGAGGACGTAATCGCAAAGATCAGCGAAGCGATGGTCAAGGCCGGCTCGGACGGCAAGGCAATCGCTGAAGCCCAGCGAGCCGCAGCAGCCGCCCTGGACAAGGTGAACGCGGCACAGGATCAGGCCGCCGAGCAGGCTCGGATCATCAAGGAACAGTGGGCCGAGTACGAGCAGATCATGGCCGACATTCAGGAAATGGACGAGGTCTCTCTGATGGTGCAGGACGATCTGAACGAGCGCGAAAAGGATCGCGTCGATTTCATGCGCGATCTGCAGAACGCCTACGACGCCTCGATCATGTCCGAACATGACCTGTTCCAGAAGCAACTCGACAGCCTCGGCATCATGGGCGAGCAGGCAGCGAAGGCGTGGGAACTCCACGACGCGATGGAGGCCCAGAAGCAGACCGCCGACGCGACGCAGCGCCTGCAGCGCATGATGGGCTTCAGCAACGTCGAGAGCCTGAACACGGCCATCGGCGGCGTGAAGGTATCTGGCATGTCCTCTTTCAGCCTGGAGCGCATGATGCCGACGCAGGATGCCATCCGGCTCGCCGTGCAGCAGATCGCAAAGAACACCGCACCCCTCGCAGCAGGAGCACCCTGATGGCTATCACGATTGCCCAAAAGCCAAACGGCACCAGCGTCAGTTTCGACCGCGGCAAGTGGCAGGCGTCGAGCGCCTATGTGATTACCGACTCGGCCGGCGCACAGCTGAACGCCGGGCAGATCATGTCGGACACGACAGTGAACGCGAAACTGGGCCCGTCCGACATGGGCGGCAGCAGCGGTGCTCTGGACGAGCTGGACGGCTCCGGCGTTTCCGGCAGCGCCATTTACTTCGCCGGCCGCCTACGCCAGGTTGGGTTCGACCTGAAGCAGGTCGATGATGGCGGCTACGTCTGGGAGGCGGTCGTGCATTTCGACTCCAGCGTGGGCGACAGCACTGGCACCATCACGCCAGTCGATGCGCGCAACGAGGGGCAGCCGTCCTTCATCGCGATCGAGTACAGCGTGCAGGGCGAGCCTGTGGATATCTGGCGCGCTGGCGCGACGGCTCCGTCGAACAAGTCCAACCCGGCCGACACCGACATCGGCGGCACCAAAGTGGACAGCGGCGGCGAACCAGTTAGCAGCTTCAACAATGTCGCCCGCGTGACCGTTCGCAATGTGATCGTGGGCCGTCCCACCCCCCCGCTCGGATTCATCAATAGGCGCAACAGCAACTCGTACTCCATCGGGCCGTACTCGTTCCCGGCCGACACGCTGCTCTTCACGGGCTGCAACATCAGCCGCGTCGGAAGCAGCACCTACGAGATCGTGTACTCGTTCGCCTACGACGAGAAGTTTCACCTGCGACAGATCGCGAAGAAGAGCGCGGAGAACGGCGAGGTGGTCAAGTCTGCAAAGGCCGACACCTGCGGCGGCACTCCGACCGCTCCGCCAAGCGGACAGACTTCGCACGCCTCCTGCGTCTTCTGGCGCCAGCCGTTCCCAGACACCACCACCTTCCCGCCCACCGGGATGTTCACGTCGTGAGAGTCAACGGCGCATGGCACCTGAAGGTCGGCCCCTGGTCTCCAAACCAGATCCGTGCCATTGCCGACGCGGTCAACAAGGTCAACGACGCCGCGCCACAGCCGAACAGCGGCGCATCGTCCGGGCCGACCGTCTTTCTCGCGCGCATCACGGGCTCAACCCCCGTCTCCGGCAAGACGGCCACCGTGGGAGGCAGCGCGAGCCCGCAGGCAGTCGCATGGACCTACAGCTGGGAAGAGGTCAGCGTAAACACCAGCGACGCCTACGAGACGACCAAGGGCTACCGCCGCACAAGCACGCTCGCAGGCACGAAGGGCAAGGCGTTCAACGGCTGCGAGGGACCGCAGATGATCGGCACCACCGCCGTACTCGGCCCTGGCATCACGACCACCAACATTCCCAACACATTCATCTTCAAGCCGATCGCCACGAACACCGTGGTGCTCATGTACGCGCTCTCGCGCGACAACGGCGAGCCGCTCTTCTTCTTCTCCGTCCCAAACGCCGTGGACGGTACCTGCACTAGCAGCCTCACCGGCGGCGGTGGTGGCGGCGAGATTGACGGCGGAGGAGTTGGAGGAGGATGATGAGCCCCACCCCTATCGGCCCGAGGCACCAGACGCACCCGCAGCTCGCGACTGCTATAAGCGTCATGCAGCTCTTCGTGCTCGTGATCGGCGTCGCCGGCGTGTTCATCACGCTCGGCCGCAAGGACGCAATTTTGGACCGACAGGACCGCGACCTGACCGAGCTGCGCAGCATCGTGGGCGACCTTGTGAAGTCGCAGGTGCTGGGCGCCGCGAACGACCAGAAGCACGGAGAGGCGCTGCAGCAGGTCGCGAACCGCCTAGACCGTCTGGAGGCACGACGGTGATCCGATCGCTGCTGTTCCTGCTCCTCGTCGCCCTGGCGGCCTGCAGCCCTAGCCGGCAGATCGCGGTGTCCGCAACGGATGCGCAGGAGCGGGCAGGCACAATCGCCCGCCTCGCGACCCACATCGGCAGCGTCTCGACGCAGCCCGACGTGGTGGCCGAGGCCGCGACGATTGTGCTGGAGGCCCAGAAGATCGAGCACGCCGCTGCGTCGATCCACGAGGCGCTGCCCGGCGTCGAAGACCAGACGCCTTACTGGGCGATTTTGATGGGCTGGGGCTTCGCTGCGGTGATCGTGGTGGCCGCCGTGGTGCTGCTGTGGCAGACGGGCATCGGGCAGGCGCTACGGGCCGCTGTGGGCCTGATCCCGCGCGCCGCGCGCACCGAGGCCGCCCTGGCTGCGGCCACCCTTGACCCGGCCAAGACTGAGAACGTACGCGAGTGGATCAGCGCCAAGCGCGCCGCCGATCCGCTCTTCGATGTCGCATTTCGCGCGCAGCAGGAGAAGCGCACATGATCATCCTCGCCACCATTGAAAGCCTCGTGGGTTCGACTTGGGCCGCGATCGCCATGCTCGCCATCGGCTACATCGCCGGCCACCTCGTGAGCGTGACCCGCATCGCCTCGTGGATTCCGGGCAACAAGAAGGACTGACCCGTGAGCATGATGCAGGCGGGCTGCTGCTGCAGTGGTGCATGCTCGTGCCCGAGCGGGACGACCCTGCCGTCCTCCGTTACTGTCACCGTGACCGTAACGGGCTGCCAGGGCACCACCGCGGTGCTGACTGCCGTGGCTGTTCTAAATGCGTCCGCCACATGCGAGGTCGGCGTGTGTCTGTGTCAGAAATACAGCTTCAGCGCTGGCACCACGACCGCCGCAGCCTGCAGCCCGAACGTTCTCTGCAACATGCCGTACGACAGTTTCGACTCATGCTCAACCGGCTCGCCGGGTGACATTCTGATCGGCATCTCAAACATCGGCATCGGCACGAACGGAGTCGGGTTCAATTCCGAACCCTACACCCTGTGCGACCTGTGGAGCGCGCGGATTGTGTTTGCTGTCGGAGGCAACCCGTCGTACCCCGCTGAGCAGGGCGCAAGCAATGCGTGCAACCCTTGTTCTTGGTGGATTCACGGCGCTCCGTGCATGCAAGGCTCGGTAAACATCGACACAACCTACTGCAAGGCGGCAGGCACCTCGCCGCTCGGCACCTACGAGGACTGCACCGGAATGCCGCACGAAGTCTGCGGCTCAGCTGCACCGGGCTGTGACGGCTGCTACTTGCCGAGTGTCGGCATGACGATCAACGACATCACCATCGCATGATCGACTGCGACCATTGGAGCGAGTGCAAGGTGTTGGGCGGCGGATGCTGCGCCGCGGGCCACTACGGCGGCCGGCCGAGCCTGGGCGTCTGCGGGCAGTGCCCGCACCGCGTGGTGCGAGGCGAGCAGCCCATCGGCACCAGCATCACCTACGGCTTCATGGATCGCGCGAAGGCGTACCTGGCGGCCGAGGCGCGTCACGCCGCGCAAGGCCCGGCGAGCGTCCAAGTGCAGGCTGAACGCGCGGCTATTTGCCGAGCGTGTGACGGCCGCGCCGACGAGATGGAAGGCAAGGCAGACCCGGGCGGCATCGGCTTCTGCACTAAGTGCGGATGCACCAGCAAGCGCGCAGCGCTGTCTGTGAAGGTCACGCTGGCCGGCGCGACATGCCCGCTCGCAAAGTGGCAGCCCGTTACGGGCGAAGGCGGCAACGTCGCCACGGCGATCGAAGCGATCGGTGGCGTGGCCGGGACGGTCGCGGACCAGGTGAAGCGGCTGCTGGGCTAGCGACGACCTGCAGCCTGCATCACTGCGACGCACTGAGAAAGAATCAGCACGCCCAAGCCGGCGCACAGCACGGCCACGATCACGTTCGTGAGCGAGAACCGCGACTTCTTCTTCTCCAGGCTCTTGCGATACTCGACCTCGGCCTTGATGCGTTGCTTGTCTGCTGCGCTCAGACCACCGTCTTCTTGCACTGTTGCCATGTGGGGCTCCTCCAGAAGCGCGCACGATAGTGCTAGCGACGCGCGGCGACAAACTAACTAGAACCGGGGACGTGCGTGTGGTTCGTTTTCGAATTCCGCAAATGCATGATGGTGTGAATAATCTGTCGCATGAACCGTCCTGATTACGCAACGCACTAGGTTTTCCGAAATGCGCGTCCGGGTGACGTTTGAGTTTGATCTGGGTGGTACCGTGGCCTCGGAGCCATGTGTGG